TAATATCCGGGTCTATTGCCGGGTAGCGTGGTGTTCCGTAAACATCCCCTCCAGAAGCAGTTCCACCTGATCCATCCAAGTTACGATCTCCTCCGTATTCCAATGCTCCATAACCAAGACCGGGTATTAAAAAATCATCCTGATCCTTGAATTTTATTCCAGAACCCGGAACTGCATACGGAGTTGCATCAAAAATTGGTGCATTGGCCCCCACAGATTGTGAACCATCCCAAATACGTAAATTCTGTGTTGAACCAACTGCCAAGTAACGTGTGCCGTTTGACAGTCTCCAACTGTGCAATCCTCTTATTGGGTCTGGACCTGAATGAATTGTGGCAGTGATAACGGCAGCAGTTCCACTTGTACTTCCTGACAACACGATTGTTGGTACACTTGTATAACCTCCACCTGATCCTGTGATCGTAACACTGTTTATGACTCCTGCACCTGTAGTTGTATAGGTTCCGGCAAATGAACTACCTCCACCTCCGGTTGCAGTAAGAGTACCTGTTGCAGATGTTGCATATCCAGTTCCGGCAGTTGTAATTACTAATTCACTGACAGCACCCTTTTTAAGAATCTGGGTAGTTGCAAGTCTCTGCCATCCTCCGATGGGTCGTAATCTTCCTTCAGAAAACCTGACTAAATTGCCTGTGTACCATCTGTTCTTGGCTTGATACTGGGTTGCATTTCTGTAAAACCCCGGTGGTATTTTAATTGGAATTAATGCCATCCTTCTTCTTTACTTTAACTAAAAAACATTTGTATCCGGGTATCTTGTAGGTAAGTAAAGTTTCCACCTTATATTTTCTGGACTGGAGACTGATGATTGACATTACAAACCCTGATTAATTTTTGACCCATCTCTCTGGTTTCATTATCACTTAATTTATTTATATGTGAAAAAGGATGGGATGACCTCATTTCGTTGAGATAGCAGTCACACATTTGAGCAACTAAAAATGGTGGAGTCTGTGGACTCTTCATCTTGAAATTCATCACACAAAAACTCCACATTGATCGGAGTTCCTGTGCTGGGTAGTCTCCACTGTAAGGCACTGTGATCTGCTGTGTTTTGCTGCATCCTGAAGTCAGGAACAAAATCACAAACAACACCAGACTCAAACTCCAATTCAATTTCCACTTCTTCACCTTTATTTTTCCTCATCACATTTTTTTGAACGATATGGGACTTTCCTTTCGACACATTGAAAATATGGACTTACGTGGTTTTTGTTCTTTTGTAAAGTACCCCTAAGTGGCTTTTTCTTTACCCAAAATCCGAACTTTTCTGGTGCTACCGAACATCCTGCTGGCATGCCATATATTATAATTCCTGCTAAGATCGAAAGTAATTTCCATCTCATCCATTTAACCGTAAGTCCAAACGGTTGGTCTTGGCCCCTCTTCTGGAGTCAGACTGTCTATATGGCAGAACCTCTTATTGTGTGGTCCCTTTTGAGAAAGGCCAATGCCAGATATGCCATGTCTCTGGGAAATAGCAAAAAGCCTCATTGCATCTGCTCCCGAAATTAAAATATCACATGCTTTAGCCTTAGTATGGGGGCCGTTCCTGCCTGTTGTAGAGATGAGTTCATTCCTGCTCTGGCAGCGAAAACCTGACGTGATTTTTAATGGTCTTTGCATCTCATCCCGTATAGACTGAAGTATCTTCATAAACTCATCATCCATGTCACTCTTGCCACAGCATGAGCATGCCATCTCGTCAGTTGTGAAGTTTTTCGTTATGTGCATAGTTAGTCCTACAAGAATAATCTTACCAAATTGTCTTCGGGAAAAAAGGATAGAACCTTATTATGCGTTAATACTATCTTCATAAGCCTTTAGTATCTTATCGTCAACTTCGTTTTCTGTACTAGATACTAAACGTCTCAGTAGTATTAAAATGACCTGCTGGAGCAGCTTTTCAGAAAGCATGCTCATACACATCGTCTTTACGGCTCCTCCAATTACGGGGGCTAGAAGTCCTATCATTTATTACCTTTCATTATTTGATCTATTTTGCTGTGAAGCTCATAGTGTGAACCAACAAGGATTTCCAGTTTTTCAGTATGAACAACAAGAATTTCCTGAATCCTAGAAATTTGGTAGTCAAGCAAAAGCTGCTCTGCTTTCATGCCATGTACCATTGAATATAAAAACCAGAACAAAAAAACAGTACCTAAAACAAATCCCCACCTAAGTTTTGACCCAGACATAGACTCCTATTATTAGTGTGATAATCTACCAATGTTGATCCTTAAATCTGTTACAGTCTTATCAATATCTTCCATTTGTTTTTCAAACTTTTCTTCTGCCATGTGTAAATGTTGAAGGTGAATAACATTTTGTGAAACAGTTTCCTCTAATTCCATAACTGTGGTGAACAACCAGCCAACGATCCCCAATAATGCTGCTACAACTAAAGGTGTAAACGTCCTAACCATTGCATGATCGGCAGCAGCAGCTAATGCACCATTACCATTACTCTGCACTGTCAATCTCCTTTTTCTCCATGTTCGGGGTCAGTTTTTTCCTTAAACCAATAATCTGTTGACTTAGCCAAAACTGCCACATAAGCCCCAACAAGTATATTAACAAGGTCTCTCGATGTTTCTGGCACCTCTGCAAAAAACAGTAAGTATAATAAGAAAAGGAACGTGATAGCATTTGCCACCGAAATTGAATATCGTGCCCAAAAATTGAGTAACTTTCGATTCTCAACTGCATTGCCACCTGCTGTAAATAGTGATTTGTGAACATTCATTCATTGCAATTTCGTAGTTGTGTTTCTAATTTTCAGGGTTTCGGATACTTAGCCTTTACTGCGGCTCTCTTAGCTTCAACTGCTGATTTATCGTCTGTGTCATAGAGGGCTACTACTAGGTCTTTTATGCTAGGAAATTCTGCCTGTCTTTTTCTGGCATACTCCTGTGCATCGTATTCAGCTTGCAGACGAATTACTTCCGCATCAATTTCTGCATCAGTTGGTTTAGCAACAGTCGGATCACTCCAATAGGTAATTTCATCACCCCTTATAGTAAATTCAACTTTTTCTGTGATTAAGGCATTTATAGCTGAACGCTTGTCTATCATGCTTGTATCTCCATTAATATTAAGTGACTATTTATTCCTACATATACAGTACCTCCGCTAGTAGCTCTATATTGGAGTTTTATTTGTACGGAAGTACCAGCAAATGCCGTTTTATTCATTAGAGTTTGTTCACCACCAAACTCGTTTGAAGTATCTGAAGGAATATTTAAATACATAGTTCGTGTAAACAATTCCGCATCGTTTGTTTCATCATATAATCTTGCTGCCATACCTTTATCCGCTCCTCCAGAAACTACAAAGTAACCAACATTAGCTATTGTTAAAATTTCATTACCAGCAGTAAAAGTTATTGTATCTTCCATAAAATCTTCAGGAGACGAGCTTGATGTATTTTCATCAACACCTGTTACTATATCTCTTACTTGTACTATATGTCCGGCAGGATAAACAATATCTGCATGACTAATATCTCCTGCTGTCACAGTCCCAAGTGATGTGCTTCCTGTAAGACCTGCACCTCCTGTTACACCAGCAGGAATAGCTCCAGTAGCACTACCTAAATTAATTACTGGTGTGCCAAGACCACCTACTGTACCTGTAAACGTAGGGCCAGCTATAGGTGCTTTTGCAGTAAGCTGAGTCTGGATATTAGATGTAACTCCGTCTAAGTAATCAAACTCTGCGGCTGTGGTTCCTCCACTAACGTAATCTGCGAGTATTCTTGCTCTGCTCATGTGTTACTCCTTTGTTATTAAAATTATCCTAATGGAAGTTTAGCTAGGTACCATCCTGCAAATGCTGCTCCTTTTACACTTGAACTTGTCCATCCATTCCATTCACCAGCCTTTAGGAAGTACAGTTCTTTGGTGTTTGAGTTTGCATAGGCCGTCACATCTCCTACCCCCGCACCACTATTCTGACCTTTTCCTACATCAATAGCCTGTAAAGCATTAGCTGTATTATCTGCTGTATATGGTAAATTATTAATGTATAATGCTGTGTCATCGGAAACACCAGCAAAATAACCATTAACAAAAACTAATCTTCCAATTCGCATATACCCTCCATAATAATTAGCCCCACCAGCATCACCGGGTGCAGTAAAACCATCAAATGTCCATGTCTTTTGTTGATATGGCTCAAAATCTTGTTCAATATCAGATATAACACCAGACTTGCTTCCTATTGATCCTACTATTCCACTCATGGTTTCTCCTAGCTGTTGTTCTGGTCGATGTAGGTTAGAAAAATATCAATACCATCTGAGGCACTTTGTGTATCAAAATATAATATTTGTCTGTTACTATCACCCGATACTAATTGATCTGCAATAGCATCCTGTTTTGCTTCAGAATCTACAGGCCCAGTAAAATCAACTGGCTCATATCCATTAAAACTGAACTTATCGTTCCAGACAAATGTTTGATCTATTTGCATCTCTTGCTTAAAAATTGTACGAATCCCTTGAGGAGTACCTGCCCCCGAATTATAACATGTAAGATACATTTCAACCCAATCACCTGCCGAACCTAATGCATCTGCATAACAGATACAACTTAAAACAGTATAAATGTGATGCCTTACTCCATAAATCCCTATTCTTGCTGTAGAATCACATGATAAATGATGTGCCCGAATTATCTCTGTTCCTGCCCCTCTAGCTATAGCCATATTATCCTCCCATTACCCATGATTGGTGAACTGAATTTTGCATAAATGCTCCTTTTTGTTTTACTTTGGTTGTTGTGGAAGTTTCAATATTCTGGTTAAAATTCCATGAATCTGTATCGTTCTCCCACAAGATTGTCTTGTCCGTTGTACCCTTCAGGGTAATGCCACCTCCGTCTGCCGTTAAATCTGTAGGAGATGCAATCGAACCCATCTCGATGTTCTTGTCATCGACTGTCAGGGTTGCACTATCTATCGTTACAGTAGTACCACTTACCTGTAAGTCTCCTGCAACTGTGACCTTACCTGTACTGTTTGCTATCGTCAGAGCCGCAGTACCATCTGCTGCTTTGATCGTGCCACCTCTAATGTCTGCTGAGTGAGTGACATTACCTGTGAACGTGCCACCCGTTGCTGGTACTGTATCTGCTGGACTGAAGGTACTCAGGCATATTGCTTCGATAGAATCTCCGATGGCATAGTCTGAATCGAATACCAGAGTTGACCCATTGTCACAGGTTACATCCGTTCCAACGACCTGTTTAACACCATTCAGGTACACACTTATTTGACCAACAGTATAGTTGATTAAAACTCCGTTATCGTCTGCTGTAACAGTATCTGTGACTGCTGTTGCTGTGAAGATAAACCTTTCGGCTTCTCCCAATCCGGGTGCTTGTCCTATGTAGCTCATGTGTTATCCTTTGTTTCTGGTTCTTCTTTCTTTTCCATATCAACTAATGCTTGTTTGTATCCTTCTGCTTGGTTCAGTTGCATCTGCATATTTGGAATCTGTTGTCTCAAGTTTTGGATTATCTTTTCAATTTCTTCTAAAGTCATGCCGATTCAAGTGCTAATATTCTTGTTTCAAGTGCATCATTCTTAGTTGATAGTTCTTGAATTGCTCCAACTAATCTAGCTTCCGTACTAGACCATGCAGTTATGCACATTGTCCCTGTTTCCCCATCATCAATTTGTTGCTCAGTTGGTTCATCTGTGGAAACATTATCTGGTAAAACAGTTTTAAATTCTTGTGCAATAAACCCTACAGCGGAAGTTCCATCAACTTTCCAATTAAATGCGACAGGCCTTAATTGATTAATAAGAGCTAATTGTCCTGTTATTGTAACAATATTTTCTTTTAATCTTTCATCTGACCAAGATTGAAATGCTGCGGTACCTGACCCATTCCCTGTAATTCTTCCATTGGCTGTAATTGTTCCACCAAGATCCATAGTAAAATCAATGAACTTTTGAGCATTAGTAGCATCATTTGAGTTTTTATAAATCCTCATAGCAGACTCACCAGTTGCAGCTTGATACACTTGTAATGTCGCAGTATCGGTAGATGGAAATTCTACGGTTTTTGTCCCACCGTAAATCATTCTCACTCCAGTTGTCCAAGTGAGAGTTGCATCTGCGGAACCCGATGGTGCATTAACAAAATTTATATCCCCATTAAGGTCTAACCTTATTCCCGACGCTTCATTTGTGTTTAGATATTTAGTAGTTCCAGCATTATCATACGCATTGTTTTGTAGATAAGTATAACCATCAGAATGATTACCAACAGCAGTATAATTACCTATTTGAAGCATACTGTATGAAGAGTGCCAAGTGGTTTCAGGTATGACTCCGATGCCTACCTTGCCATCCTTAGTAATTCTCATTGCTTCTGCGGAAGAAGCATCACCTGTATTTGTTCTCCAAGCATAAAAATTACCTGTTGTACTAGCATTTCCACCAGATATATAATGAGTAACTCCCTCACTAGTTTCAGCAGAATCAAATGTATATTGAAGCCCTGTATAAGCCATATTTACATAATTAACAGGGGGGTTAGTGCTATCAACAGACGATGTAATTACTCCGGCAACATGGAGAGGTTGACTAGGAGTCGCAGTTCCGATGCCCACACGATCTTCTCCTCCATCCACAAAAAGCATATTTGCATTATCATCACTCTTAATACGAAAATCTACATCTGCACCTGTATCATTAAATACTTGTGCGGCATCTG